GACCATATATACACGGCGAGGCTGTCTGACTCTTAAATTTGTCACCTAGCTAAAAGCCTCGAGACTAAACTCGAGGTAAAATACCAAGTGACTTATTAAAAAGCCGAGATAGTCTCCTATATGCGCTAGCATATGACGTACGGGTCACTCGTACGATTATATCCATACCTATGTTTCCATAGTTGCATGTATATTGACGAATCTCACAAAATAAGATTACGCGCTGAGATTCTTACAAGAAATCGCGTAAAATTTATATAAATTATGTATAAATATAGAAAAGAATTATGGGTCTCACACCCCTGCACAGTATTAACTGACTGTGCACAGTGTAAATATAATTATACAAACAACAACACTAAGAAGTCTCATCAAGAGTGTACTCATAATAAATAGGCACACCAGTGAAGAAAAATAATGAGAAATCTTCAGCTACGGCATCGTGTTGCTGATAAATTGTAAAATCAGTGAGGATATTTGTTCCTTGGCCAGCATAAGTCACATCGAGGGTTTTAACCACATGTGAATTGCTTTGCAAACTTTGTGCAGAAATTGCTCGTGATGCTGAAAAACGATCTGGACGGTAATAAGGCAATTCAACTTCAATAGTATCATTAACACCTAAATTAGTAGCCGCAGATCCGTTCCCTGAAAGGGGATTCCATCGAGAAGATAAGAATTTTTGAACTACCGCTCTTCCCGCGCTACCAACAATTTCTGAACTAAAGAAATTTCCATTACCTACTGCTTGATATCCATCTCTGGAAACCAAAGGGGAATAATCAACCAACTGAAGAAGAGAAATAAAATTTCTTTCGCATTCCTCCACGGTAACCAGCATATGCTGGCAAAAACCAAGAATGAAAAGCAGTTGGACCAACCGTCAAAGGTGTAGTTGTGTCTTGAGCAAGATCAATTCCATTAGGATCATAACCAGTATGATATGGTAAGTTCTTGTTCCTTAAGCCATTAATACGCATAGTATCAACACCGGCTCTAGGAGCATACCAATAACGTGTGAAACAATAGCGTTTACACAACTCCCTAATGGAACACGGAGGATCTCCATAATACACCAAATATGTGGCATCTTCCTGATTCGATTTTTGAGCAATAATCATTGTTTCAGATGAAGCAGTTGGTTTGTCAGACATAGTAGTGTCGTCATTCTCAACATTGGGTAACCCACTTTGTGAAACCAAAGGAGCAGGCCACAAATGAAAGTCATCCAAATCTTTATTGCTAGGAGCCGCTAACTTGAAATCATCACAAGCAGATACGAATACATTAATACTAATAGGCGCATCAATGCTAGGACAAACTAGATCATTAAGAACAACCAATTCCAAAATACCATTCTCTTGACCTTGATTATTAAGCAATCTAGCTGTGTCAGAGAAATTGGATCCAACACTATAAGGTTTACCGCAATTAAGCCAAGGAACTGATTGCCCCCAACCAACCACAATTTCAAAATCATCTGTCTCAGCAATATCAATAACTCGAGAGTAATTAGTATTGTATTCAACACTTGCAGTGAATTGATTGGGATCCCATCTAGCCAAAATACGACCTTTATGAAAATCACTCTTAACAATTTGAAATCGAAACTTAAGTGATCCTTGCCACTGTTCGAAAATGCTAGCTATGTGAGCCAGAGGAGTCATATGAATTTCTCCACCAATATTATCAAGTTGCATTGGTAACACTCGAGTATTCCAAAGCAAAGTGTCTGGCCCGGAGTCTGGTGTCCAAGTAAACTGTGTTAGATAAGATTCTCGCTTTGCGTAGTCAAGAATCCCCATTTCATCGGTTCCATCTAAACCCGTTGTGCGTGAATCCACTGTTAACTCTGCTTTACTATCCAAAGTAAGTTTTTGAGCAGCATCAGCAGCATCGGTATTCGCAAGATTTCCAGCGGGTAATGGTTTGAATAACTGAATGTCAGTAATAATATTTGGCCTAGAATACCCAAACATTTGCGCAATACGACTAGTAGCATTCGCGCCAATCTGAGTAGCAGTCATGTAAGGACCAATAATAGGCAAATCTGACAATGCACCAGCCGCTTTCGCAACTGCTGCCGCAGTCTTTGAAATTATGCCCTGACCATATTCATCATTTCCATTGATGGCATTTCCTTGATCTTTTGTAGCAACACGTTTCCCACGTCTACCACTCTGTGAAATAAGAGGCGGATCAGACGCTGTAGGAATTGTAAGTACTACATCATCAGCCCAAATGTACGTAGTAATGGTAATAGGATCATTACCACCATTTGCATGTAAAAGGTTTCCAAAGGATGAAATAACAATTTCTCCCATGTCATCCCAATCAGCATTGGGAATACTTAGGTAATTTTTAGGCCAAAAGAAAGGAAGACATAACTCACCTCCAGTATTCTTTGTTGGATTCAAAAAGAAATGTGGTTTTTGGGATGCTTGAATTAGATCTTGTGAAATAAAGTTCCTGCTCACAGTTACCTGATCATTTGCAGTATACGGATTGTAAGAAACTAAAGCGCGACCATAATGAAATTTGGTTCCTGAAATCACCATTTTAACATGCAATTTCATACGCAACAGTTCGTAATTTTTAATCTTATCTCGCACAAATGGATTCTCACAAAAAGCTTTCCAAGGATTGAACTTGTAAAAGAAAGGTTGCCCAACAAGCCAAGTCTGTGCTGATTGACGAATGGGACGTTCGAGAAAATTGCCCAATTCACTATCACTATTGTTAGCGAGGTCCATTTGTAGGTTCATAGTAACCTACTTTTTCTGTGGTCCAACCAGCATCTTGATCTGCAAAAGCAGTGATTTGTTCCGTAGTCTTTGGAGCTAATTCCTTTTCTTCAGTTCCCGGAGGAGACTGAGAATCTGATACAACTCCTGACTGTGAAATCAAAATCACATCTCCCAAGCGACAAATTCTTTCCTTAAACTGAAAATTGTTTAATTCGGTATTTTTATTGAGGGTACCGTCCTCCAAAATTGTATAAAAATAAGTAATGCAATTTGAAAAATATCATGTGCGGTGCATCAGTCGACAACATGACAGTGCTATTTTTGTGGGCGTCACTCCGTCGCTAAATAGCGATAATATGTACAATGACTACTTGTGTAGCTGTCCACAAATTGCAGGTAATTCAGAACCTACAACTTATGCGTTGTACAAACACAAGCAACTATTTTTAGCTTATCCAACACATAGCTGCGGTGGCCCCCGGTATTAGAAGCCCCCAGGGCGGGCTTTAGAAGCAGACCTAAAGGTCAAACTTCTCATGATACCATGCCAAACGCTCATCATAACTCATGATTGGTCCTACATACCCCTGAATTCCAGCGGCACGTGCAACCTCTTCAAGTTGTGATTTGCGCAACGTGTAAACCTCACGACCGAATTCGAAATACTTCAATGCTACATTTTGAATGGCTTCTGCACTAGATTGTTCCTTAGTCAAAATTTGGGACTTCTTGTGGCAGTGTAACATTTTAGCGATCGAATCTTCCTCAATTGGAGATCTGTATAATCCCAATTCATCATCCCAAACAGCATAATGTTTCAAAAATGAAGCATCAGCAAGATTGATGAAAGGAACAGATTCGGCTTCCTTATCAGCCATAGTGTAGGTAATCCCAACTTTGGCCAATTGTTTGGCAATGGCAGTGTGATTGAATCCATCATAACCCTTAGCAGTGGTCATGATGTTGTCATCGCCATAGGTAAAAATCTTCACTTTGGAGTTGAAGAGAGGGGTCTTCCACCATCCCTCTTCTTCAGCAATAGCATACCAACAGTAACGCATGTACAATGAGTTAACAAAACTGTTGACAATAACAGTCAATGGATGTCCCGAAGGATTAGATCCACAGAACTGTACCAAAGTTCCGAAAAAGTCATAAGTAGGATAACAGATCTCAGTGGCAATGCCACGCATGATCATGATATCTTCCTCATCATAATTTCCGCTCTTAATTGCAATATTAATCATTAATTTAAATGCAGCAGACATGAACTGAGGGCTCATGCGACCATCGAATTTCTTGTAGTCACCACAGATAGCACGGTCTACACCGTTTTCTGCAAGGTGATTGAACATTTCCGTCCATTCTGGTGATTGAACGACGGTTCCGACAGCACATTCAGTAATAATCTTATTACGCTGAACTAGGGCAGCAATCGAGAGGAAATATTTTCTAACAAGGATAACAAATGCGAAGCTTGCGGCAGCAAACACACGCACCTTGTCCTTGTCAAGTTTTACGGCCTCGTCCTTTAACGAAGCTTTGAAAATAGCATTGATGGATTCACCAGCAGCAAGCTTGGCTTCCATCTTAGCCAATTCATCTAAGATCATTGGCTCAATATCACGTGGGCATGAAATTCCCTCAATGATACGATCAGACTTGCAAACATACTGAGTCTTTGGTCCTTTTCCAGGGAAACCAACAGATGTTGCAAAATTGATAGCATTGAATCCTAGAGCTCCATCAATACCAGCGAGATTGGCATCAATGTCAATCTTCCCGACTTTGGCTAACTCCTTATCAGGAATAGCCTCTAAAGCAATACCAAAATCGGTGACAGCTTTGGACAGGATCTTCGAGTCAAATCCGGTAGCAGTGTCAGTCTTTGCTTCCAAATCAACTAGAATATGACGTTGAGCACTCATTTCCTTTGGTGGACCATGAATCTTCTCAATTCCCATAATTTCCTTGACGGATTTCGAGATAAGAGATGTGGTTACCAAACTTTTAGGTGATGAACGAGGTGGACCATTGTGTGCACCATGCACGCGAATTTTAGCATCAATCGGAAGACTGTGCGTAAGACACTTTTCGTGTGGGCGAGTCAACGGTCCGAACTCAATTCCCATGGATTTGGTCTCCATAGGAGAAGCAGAATGAGAAACTAAGATGTGCGGCTTTTTATCAAGCTCAGAAATTGCATTAAGCAATGCTGAGCGAGACAAAACACCAGCTGCTCCGTTGTAGCCTCTTCCAGCCAAATGATGACCAGCGATGAATGGCATACCATTCACCTTACCAATCAAGGGTGCCATACACAACCCACCAAAGGTGGCTTCAGGGAAACTATATTTATAACCCTGAAAAATACCACCTTGGGTTGTAACAACCTTACCACGGATAGCCATCATATTCGCAAACTTGACCAACTTTCCTTCATTGTTGTAAATGGTGAAAACTTCAACCTTTTTACCTTCATCAATATCTTTAGGATAGTAATCAATAATATCACGATGCAATCCAGCTCCCGGACAATACCAAACGGCAAAGTCCGTTCCAGGCACACGTACCGCAACCTTATCATCTAATGGCATGTTCTTAAATGTATGTCCTCCAATTTTGGTTAATGTCACATATTCTGTCTTAGACGTAACCATATGATTTGGAAGTAAAAGAACGTTACTCTTAAGCGGTATAACATTGCAAAAAATACCATTTTCCTTTTCAACAACCATTAGCTTATTTCCAATCAAATTGGTAAAGTTGTCAACGGTGATGGTCCGAGATTTTTCACTGATGCCTGCGTCTCCAAAGAGATACTTGCGTTCGCAAGCATGTACATCCCAAAATTCGGTTTCGTTCTGCCATGATTTAGCATCTGGTTTTGGAGTAATTGGTTTTGCGGCTTGTGAAGTGGGTAAAGTTTTCCATTTTTTAGCCAATGCAACCAAAATCTTCCAGATACCAATTGACATTAAGAAGTACATAACCCTCAACTTTGCAGTCCAAGTCATCTCACGAATATACTTAGAAGGCAAGGGGATGTTGGCAAACTTTTTAATAACAGAACGGCGGACCATGTAAAAGCGGATAAAAACATATAACGAGTATAGCAACGTAAAGGCAAGGATCATCCAAGATCCTCGCACATGCATGAAAGTATCGTATCCTAGTGTAATCATAACACAAATCAAATAATAGCCAATGCTATTCATGACAATATCTCTCAATTTGTCTCGCATGAGGTAAGCAACGATAGCTGACCCAAAGCGCGAAACGACGAGAGCTTGCAACAAAGCGTTGATCCATGCAATAATACGT